TCATGCCCTGCTCAGCAGCTTCGACTTCCTGCAATGCCGCCAGAGCGGTCTTGCCCCCAGGAACAAACGGGGCCATCGTTGAAAGCCCGGTTCCTAAGTCACGGCCATCGCTCGGCCAGTCGATCAGGTCAAGGATTCGGGCTGCCCGAAGATCCGACCGTTCATTGTTTTTGAACGTGCCCGAACCGATCTCATAATGGTTCGTGATCTGCGCCACGGTCAGCGGAGGGTCCCAGATCAGCAACTCATCAATGGTGCCGACGAACTCCTTACTGCACGCGTAATCGGGCAGCAGATAGTAAGACTTGCCACCGACAGTGCCGTTGGTCGGATTGACCAGCGAAAGGTTCGCTGCCAAGTTCGACTCAGTCTTCGTGGCCTTGACGCCATCAACCCACAAGCCGCCAGCCGTCAGCCCGATCGTGGCAACCACATGATGCGGCCTGCCGTCATTGACCAAGACGCTCGAGGTCCACACGTCGAACGTGTCACCGCCTGATTGGTTGTCGCCAATGCAGAACTGGACAACTCCATACCCGAGATAGGAAACCATGCGACCGAAAATGGCGTATTTGCCGACCCCAAAGTTGACCAACCCGTATGACTCAGAGTCTGCCTGTGATGATTGGAACCAGAACTCAACTGATGCGTCAGCCAGGAAACCTTGCGCCGGGTAGTCGAACAAGTTGGTGCGAAGATCAATGCCTTCAGTGAACTGACCAGCCTGGTTGCTATCCCCGGCAATCAACCCTGCGACAGTGGAGTTAGACACTCGACTGATGCTGACTGAATCCGCAGCAGACCAAGTCCACTGTGTTTCCAATGAACCAGAATCTTTGAGCCGCATGGAAGTGCCATCATTGAAGCGCACCCACACAATTGGATCTTCGGAGTCAATCTTGTCTGCCCACAGTGACGGCAGCGTCACGTTGTTGAGCACCTTGAACATGTCTGAGGCGTTGATGGTGACGGTGGCGTCGCCGTAGGTCTCATAGGTCTGGGGCCAGCCGTCGATGTATCCGAAGAAGATTGGGGTGGTCTGCGTAATGCTGCTGCCATCAACGTGCGCGAGCTTGATGCGAATGGGACGCAACGGGGTCAAAGCGCCCGCATAGGGCGATGACGCGTACAGCGGGTCGAAGCGGCGGTCAGCGTTCGACAGAACAACTGAAGCGGACCCGGTCTGGAACTGGTCAAGTTCGGTGGAACGGCCACGCTGGAAGCTGAGCCCACGCACATAAGCGGTGACGTCAGTCCAGGTGATGTTTGCTAACAGCCCACCGAACGGCACCGTGTTCGCACCAGCCGTGGTAGAGAACCCAATCTCGACGGTGGCGGTGATGTCGTCGAACAGCAGCTGGCTCATGCTGCCCGCCAGCCGGTACCTGACCTGCGTTCATACTCACGGATCGTCTCAACAACAGCCTGCCCGATCGACGCTTTGTCGGCAGTCGGGGACACGGTCATGTTGATGTTGATGACACTGCCGCCACCACCACCGTTGATGCGACCAAGCAGCATTGCCTGCTGATCTTGGCTGAGAACCATCTCACCGGTCTGCAGCATCATCGGCACGTTCGCACCTGGCATGCCGCCAACGATGCCACCCGAATGCGCCCACTGTGAGAGCTCAGGAACCTTGAAGGACTTGCCACCAATGCCCGGTACCCAATCGGGAACATCAAACCCGAGGCCACCGACCGTGCCGTTCCAAATGCTGACGACCATGTTGAACGCTGCTTTGAACGCACTGATGATCGCGTCTTTGATACCACCGAACACAGAACCGATGCCGTCTTTCAGCCAGTTGAACTTTTCCCACATCCACTGGATCGCATCCCAGATCGCATTGAAGGCAGTGATCAGTGCATCTTTGACCATGAAAAAAGCGTTGCGCAACGTTGCCATGATGAACATGACGCCATCACGGAACCACTCAAAGTTGTTCCATGCGTAAATGATCGCAGCGACCATCAAACCGATCACGACAATGATCAGCACGATCGGCCAAGTGGCAGCAAGAATGTTGATGGCCATAAGGACCAGCTGCACATTCACAGCAATCAGAGCGACAACCAATACACCACCGATGATCGCAGCGAGAACCTTCGCTACACCCTCATGTTCCTGAAAGTACTTCGTCACCTGATCGATCTTCGGGCCGATGAAATCCATGATCTCGCCGACCTTGTCAAACAGCTTTGAGGCGAACGGTTCGAGCGCCATCATCACACGGTTCTTCAGCTTGACGAACTTCTCACCGAAGTCCTCGGTGTCAGTCGTCGCCTGCGAGATGGTGTCACCGCCAGCAAGCGACGCTTTCAGATCGTCGAATGACAGTTTGCCTTCAGCGATCAGCTGGGCCATTTTGCCGCCCGACTTGCCGAACGCATCAAACGCAAGTTGGTTCCGGGTGATCTCATCTGGTGCGTTCTTGATTGCAGCGAACGTCTCGCCTAGATATGTATTGGCATCTTTGCCAGCAGCAGCTGCGTTCTTCAAACCGCGCTGCAAGGCTGGCATCACATCGCCAGCGTCGACGCCGGCCTTGCCCAGCGAGGCCAGGAACGCTGTGGAAGTCTGGAAGTCCATTCCGGCAGCACGCAGGATTGGACCAGAATCAGCCATTGCTGTCGCCAGATCCGACACTGACACGCCGGACTGCTGCGACGCTCGATACAGCACATCCAAAGCAGGTGCCTGGTAAGCGGCATTGACCCCGAAGTTCTGGAAAGCCTTAGACACAGCTTCGACGTTGCCGTTGAGATCCGTGCCAGTCAGGTTCGACAGATCGATCAGGGACTTGGTGACATCTTCAAGCGGCTTGCCAGTGAGACCCAGCTTGCTGTTCAGAGTGCCGATGACAGCAGCTGCTTCATCGAATGACGTGGCTGTGCTGCCGGCAACGGTACGCAGCGAACCTTTCAGACCTTCAAGCTCGGCACCGGTCTTACCAGTGTTCGACCGGATCGAATCATACGCACCATCAAAGGTTTGACCGATAGCAAAAACTGCTGCGGTCGCGACACCAGCCGCGCCAAGAACGCCAGCACCAAGAGCGCCGGCAGTCTTCACACCACTCGACAAGCCGGAAGTCACCGACTTGTTCAGCTTGCCCATCTCAGACTGGGCCTTCTTGATGCCAGCATCATTGAAGGTTGAAAGGACACTGATATTCACAGCCATCTTTGATCAGTCCTTTGCCGACTTGAGTGCTAGCTCGAGCTTCGATTCATACAACTTCACGATTGCAACGACATCAGCGGTGATCTGCTTGTCGCCACCAGCGTTACCCCACGCACGCCAAATCAACCGTGGGAACTTGCCGTGATACAAGGTCAGCGCAGCAATGAACCGCCGGCCTTGTGCAGTCTTGCCACCGCGACGCCCGGCACCTTCGAACGCTGAACCGGCACCGTCTTGGTTGCGCAGTTCCCATGCTGAGACAACAGCTTCACCAGGTCGGCGACGTCTTCCTTGACCTTGACGAACCACGATGCCTTTGCGGATAGCGCCTTTATCGTAGTTCGGCAGCGCACCACTCTGATTGCTGGCACCACGACCGCTGCCAGTGCGCCAACCTGACAGCGCAGAGTCAGGGATCATTGACTGTGCATCAGTCACGATCGGTTTGAGATAGGCACGGATCTCACGATCCATTGCCTTACGCATTCCGGTGCCCTGTTCGTTGTCAAACGCTTTAAGTGCCTTCTTGAAATCGTTGTACCCCTTGAGGGACGCTTCAAGTTTGACAGCATCACGCGCTGATTCGGGGCCATTCAGAAGAGCTGAAACATCAGATAGTGAAACCTTGCTCGCCATCGGGGTTCACCGCCTTTGTGCTTTCTCAGCTTCACGTGCCTGGTCTTTGAGCACCACGACCATTGCGTTGAATATCTCAGGTGGACACTCGAGCAGGTCAACGGGGCTGATGCTGGTGGCCACAGCGACCTGGGCCACCAGCAACGTCATGCTGTCCCTAAAGGGACCGCCTGCTCATCTACTGCTTCGATGCCGTCAATCTCGCCAAGCCACTCATCGAATGGCTTGACGATCTTTCCGGCAATCTGCGAACCACGCCACGCCACGTAGCACAAGGCTTCGTAGCTGGCGTTCTCCGCATTGAACAGCTGCGCCATTGACTTCTTGAAATGGCGCTCAACTTCGACGATGGCCTTCGGGCCAATGTTGAGATCATACGAATCGCCGTCAGTTTGAGCGACCCGTAGACGCATGATCCCGGCCATCAGGCAGTGGCCTTCGTGATGGTGCCGTCAACAGGGAACGTCACCGATGCGGTGGCGAGCTCGCCAACCTGAGCATCGAGAGGCATCCACTCGGTGATGAGGGCGTTGAAGGTGTAGCTCGGGTTTGTGGACGACGCAGCGGTTCCGTTCGGCTTCACAACCACAGCGGTTGTGGACCCAACCAGCGGGTACAGGGTGGCTTCGACGGCAGAAGCTGCGAAGTCTTGGTTGAAGTCGATGGCGACGGTGGAGTCCTTGAGGCCGGCGACGCGACGCTTGGCGGTGTTGCCGAACGTGGTGGTCTCGAGCTCATTGACTGAGGTTGACAGGGTCACCTTTGTGATGTGCGAGGAAAGATCCACGCCACCGATGGTGACAACTGCGTTAGTGACGACGATAGCCATTAGGCTTGATCCTCCGGGGTATCAGCAACAGCGGTGCCGTTGCGCTTGGTTGATGTTTCTTCAAGGTGACCCGCTGCGATCAGGTGGTCAACATCGACTCCCGCAATCGCAAGGTCTTTGTCGGTCAGGGTTTCCCCTGGCTGACGCTCACAGACCCGATAGGGTCCGATGATCTTGTATGACGCCATGATTCGCTCCTATGCGTTGACGTAGACGTTGAACTCGACAGACAGATACGCAGCGTCACCCAACGACACAGGTCGCACCGCCAGCATGTCGTTCACCTTCACGGACTGCGCGACACCCGACAGGGTCTGATCGTCCTCGAGAGCCGCACGCACAGACTGCGCACCATCCCAAGACATCCACGCATCAAGCGTGCGCTGCGCAGTGCGATCACCCAAACGACCGGCAACCACACTCACCACATACTCAAAGGTGGACAGGCCACCGCGCATCGCCCGGTGATACGTAACCGACTGCACCTGAATCACAGCGATCGGCGGATTGATCTGCTCAGGCAAATGATCTGCGACGCGCAAGCCCGGTATGGTCTGCAAAGCCTCGGCAAGTTTGTCCTGGATGTCTAACGCTGTGCCGGCCATTAGGCCACCACCAGCACCCGATACGGGGCCAGCATGCGCTGAACGTCAGGGTCGATCGAGCGAACCGTGATCGCACCGAGGTCACCGAACCCAGCGACACCAAGCAGCGAATCACCACGCTTCACAAGACGACCAGCGAGAAAGATGCACGCAGACTGCACCGGTTCAGGCACCGCAGGCCAACCCCATTTAGCGGTGACCTGCACACCAGCTGGTGCCATTGCAGTAGGAAGGTAACCGCTGGCAGTGGTGCGAATCATTGTGATCGGCACACCACGCGACACAGCGTTCAAAGGTTCAGCCTGGTAATCAGCTGCAGTCAACGTCTTTGCGTAAGTCGCATCACCTGCGCTGTCAGTTTTGACGACCAGACCGGTTGTGCTGCTGATGTCATCAACCACGACACTCGTGGTTTCTGACGCAACAAAGATCCGTGCGGTCGCTGTGCTGTCAGCGTAGAACCGACGGTTGCAGTAATCGTCGATCACACGTGACGCTTCCTCGATACGTGATTCGAACAGCACGTCATCGACTGTGTCTGTGACCCGCAGCACCGCTTTGAGTTGATCGAGCGTGCAGTATCCGTTTGTGATTGTCATTCAGATTCTCCAGGCTTGAACGTAAGCGTCAACGATTCGAACAGCACCACGTGATTCAAGGAACTCCGCTACCCGCCGGCCTTTGCCAGCGTCGGGCAGGTTGTCGTCCACTGCGACGATTGAGCCCGGACGCACCAGGTGCCATGCTGCAGCGATCTCACGCAGGTGATGTTGTTGTGCTGGCTGAGGGTGTGCAAAGTCAATGTCGAAACTGTCGAGATACAACAGATCCACCGGGGCAGACAGTTTGCGCAGCGTGGTCAGTGAGTCAGCCGTGACTGCTGTGGTACATGTCAGCCCGAGGTGATCAACTAGTTGTGCGCCGATCGGGTCAATGTCGATGGTGGTGACGTGGCCGGCGAGGGTTCGGGCTACCTGATCCCAGACGACCGTTGATTGTCCGTCACCGCACCAGTTGCCTTCTTTGCGAATGCTGCCGGTTTCGACGATGACACAATTTGGGGGCAGCTGGTTGATGATGGTCCTGAATGGTTCGGATCGTTTGCCGAGCTCAAGCCAGGGGACTTCAATCAGTTCGGCTGTGTCCATTGTTGACCCGTTCATCGATGCGGCTCAGGATCGGTTCCCAGCATTCGGTGAACACCTTGCGGTGTTCGTATTGTTCTGCGTGCTGGCGGGCCTTAGAACGACGCTCAGGGGCCTTAGCGGTGACGTATGCATCTTCCAGTTGGTCAACGATGCTGTGCACCAGCGGTGTGCAAAACCATGATGATGACCCGGCATCCCAATACGGTTGCACCGTGGCGAGATACCCGAAGTCTGCAACGAGCTCGGGCTGCGCTGAGAAGTCAGACACGATCGACGGAACCCCGCACGCTGCAGCCTCGAGGACCGGAACACCGAACCCTTCACCGCGACTGCACAGCAGCTGCACATCGAACGCACCCATGATGGCGGCCAGCACATCAGCTGACAAA